CAAGCTATCAGGTGAAGGCAGGAGAGGGTGGTATTATAGCTTTGAGAGTACCAGGCTTTGCTACAATTAATACTGATCCTCACGCTAGAATATGGTTAAGATGGAATAAAGAATATGAAACTATATCAGCTGCTGATTTAGAAACTACAGATTTTTCTTTTAATGGTAAAACAGTTATTATTGGTATGAGTGCTGAGGGGTTAGGAGGAATAATTGCTACACCTACTGGAGAAAAATATAGTTATGAATTAACTGCCTCTACATTACAAACAGTTTTAGATGGTAAACAAATTAAAAGAGTTGATATTAGTTACTTGATAGAAACAGTTATTGCTGTTATCTTAGGAATTATTTTTATAATAATGGCCAGATATTTACCTTATTGGATGTTAGGCATATTAATTCCTGGTTTCTTTTTCTTTACATATATTTCTGTAGTAGGTGTATTTCAAAATAAATTATTATTAGTGGATGGTAGTTGGATTATTATTACAATGGCGATTGTAGGATTTCATTCTGTCTTCAATAGATTTATTTTAGAGTTTCAACTTAAACAACAAATCAAAAAACAATTTGAACATTACTTAGAACCTAAGATGGTGAAGAAGTTACAACAAAATCCTGATCTATTAAAACTAGGTGGTGAAACAAAAGAATTAACTTTTATGTTTTCTGATATACGAGGGTTTACTCCTTTGTCAGAAAAATATCAAAGTAATCCTGCTGATCTAACAAAAGTAATAAACAAGTTTCTAACACCTATGACCAATATTATTATGAAGAATGGTGGTACAATAGACAAGTATATGGGTGACTGTATTATGGCATTTTGGAATGCGCCTATTGACACACCTAATCATAAAGAGTTAGCAATTAAAAGTGCGTTAGAGATGATGGATAAACTAAAAGAACTAAATGAGAGTGATGGTTTTGGGGAAGGCAATAAGATAAATATTGGTATAGGTATCAATACAGGAAAATGTATTGTAGGTAATATGGGTAGTGACCAAAGATTTGACTATTCAGTTATCGGTGATCCTGTCAATCTAGCTAGTAGATTGGAAGGCGTTAGTAAAAACTATGACGCTACATTAGTGGTAGGTGAAGATACTTACCGTGGTATTTCTAAATTATATAACTTCGTTAAATTAGATGATGTACAAGTAAAAGGCAAATCTAATAAAGTTGCCATTTATACAGTAAAGGAAAAATAATATGGAATTTGAAACAATCAATTTAGTATTATGGTCTTCATTGATGATTTATCTTATTATACAACTCTACAAGTTTTTTCAAAGTTTAAATCCTTACGATTTTAAATCAACGAAAACACTGGAGAGTTATGACACTTCAACAAAGAAAATTAAGAAAATATTTAATTAAGTCATTAAGAAGTGAAAAGAAGCTTAAATTATATTTACTAAACTTACATTGGGCAAGAGTAAGAAAACAAAAAGAGAGAAGAAGAAGGAAAACATTTATTAAACTATTTAAATTAAAAAGATTAAGATTGATGAAAATTGCTTAAAACTAAATAATTTAGTAGGTCAACATATACAAAGACGTATCGTTTCGGCGTATACCCAAAGGGAAAAATAGACCTACATCATCGCCTTAAAAAGGTAGTTTATAATAAATATAGTGAACTATGGCAGAAAATGGTCACACAGATATTAGGATTCAATTAGAATCTTTAAGAAAAGATATTGAGTCTGCTAACAGCATTAATAGTCGTTTAGATACTGCTATTGATAAGTTAACAGATGTTTCTACTTCTATTAAATCAATGTTGGCCGTACACGAAGAAAAACTCCAACAACAAGAAAGAATAGATGAAGTTATCTTTACTAAATTAAAAGATAGAGCTGATGAAATAGACCACGTTTATAGAGACCTACAAAGAGAAATGAATCAGGTTGAAAAACGACTTTTGGTTGAAATTAAGTCACTAAGAAATGATATAAGTGGTAGAGTTGGTGTATTAGAAAAATACAGATGGATTATAATGGGTGGTGCTATAGTTATTGGTTGGGTTTTATCTAAAAACTTTATTACAATTATGAATATGATGGCATCCTAGACTTGACTTTTTGACAGATATATAGTATATTAGTATCTGTGTTATGTCTAGTTATATTGATCTAAAGTTTATTACAAATTTATCAGGTAGGTTACAACAGTTTAAAAAGAAAACTGACTACCTATTTAATTTTAGATGTCCCCATTGTGGTGATTCTAAAAAATCTAAGACAAAGGCCAGAGCATATCTTTATAGAGTTAAAAATGATATGTTTTTTAAGTGTCATAATTGTGGTGAAGGCCAAAATCTTGCTAATTTTATTAAGCATATTGACCCTAAAATGTATGAAGAATACCTTTTAGAAAGATATAAGAAATCGGCTCCTGCGACACCGAAGCCTACGTTTGAATTTGAACCTGTAAAGTTTAAAGATCAAACAATACTTGATGATTTAAAAACTATAGAAGACTTGCCTGAAAATCATCCTGCTAGATTATATTGTGATAATAGAAAGATACCTAAAAAGTATTTTGATATATTGTATTTGTGTGATAAGTTTATGACTTTAGTAAATAAAGTAAAACCTAACACGTACAAGGTAACTAAGGATCATCCACGATTAATTATACCGTTTTTTGACACAACTGGAAAGTTATTTGCTTTTCAAGGACGTGCTTTTGGTAATGAACAACCAAAATATCTAACAATAAAGTTAGATGAAGGGAAACAAAAGGTATATGGACTTGAAAGAATTAATTTCCAAGAACAAGTTTACATCACGGAAGGCCCGATTGATAGTTTATTTATTGATAATTGTTTGGCTGCTGGCGGAGCGGATTTATTTTTAAAAAATAAAATTCCTAACGAACAAATTACCTATATATTTGACAACGAACCTAGAAATAAAGAGATCGTAAATAGAATGTATAACGTGATTGAAAAAGATTATAATGTGGTAATTTGGCCAGATGACATACAACTAAAAGATGTAAACGATATAATTAAATCAGGTGTTTCTAAAAAACAATTAAAAGAAATTATAAGTATTAACACACACAGAAAATTATCTGCTATGACAAAATTAAATTATTGGAAAAAAGTTTAAAGGGGGATTAATGGTGAATGAACAAGTGATAAATGTTATTAAAAGAGGTGTAAGAGGAAAAGAACCTTTAAATATTGAAAAGATACACGAAATGGTGGAATATGCTTGTGAAGATATAACAGGCGTTTCAGCATCTCAAATAGAGATGAGTAGTGGCCTCCAATTTTATGATGGAATGACCACGGAAGAAATTCAACAAATTTTAATCAAGTCGGCTTCAGACTTAATTTCATTAGAAAATCCAAACTATCAATACGTAGCTGCTAGATTACTTCTATACAGTTTAAGAAAACAAGTTATTGGTAAATTGTGGGATCACCCTCACTTTTATTCACACGTAAAAAAGGCCGTTGAAAAAGGTATCTATGATAAAGAAATCTTAGATAGTTACGAAGAAAAAGATTTTGATAGAATGGAAAATTGGTTAAACCACGAAAGAGATTATACTTTTACATATGCTGGTTTAAGACAAGTCATTGACAAGTATCTAGTACAAGATAGATCAAACGGTAGTATATTTGAAACACCTCAGTTTATGTATATGATGATAGCTGCTACTGTGTTTGCAAAATATCCTAAAGAAAAAAGAATGACATACGTCAAAAAATACTATGACGCTATATCTACTTTTAAAATTAATATACCTACACCAGTTATGGCAGGTGTGAGAACACCTATCAAACAATATGCTAGTTGTGTTTTAGTAGATGTAAATGATACTTTGCCTAGTATCTTTAGTAGTGATATGGCAATAGGCCGTTATGTAGCTCAAAGAGCTGGTATCGGTATCAATGCTGGAAGAATAAGAGGTATCAATTCACGTATTAGAGGTGGTGAAGTACAACATACAGGTGTTATTCCTTTTCTTAAAAAGTTTGAAGCAACTGTAAAATGTTGTACACAAAATGGTGTAAGAGGTGGTTCTGCTACAGTACACTTTCCTATTTGGCACCAAGAAATAGAAGACATTATTGTACTTAAAAACAATAAAGGTACGGAAGATAATAGAGTTAGAAAATTAGATTACTCAATTCAAATATCAAAACTTTTTTATGAAAGATTTATTAATGGTGAAGATATAACTTTATTCTCACCACACGAAGTACCTGAACTATATGAAGCTTGGGGTTCACCACAGTTTGACGAAATATATAAAACTACCGAAAGAAAAACAAGTGTTAAAAAGAAGAAAGTATCAGCAACAGATTTATTCTTTGACATATTAAAAGAAAGAGCTGAAACAGGCCGTATCTATATTATGAATATAGATCATTGTAATACACACTCTAGTTTTAAAGATAGAGTTTATATGTCAAACTTATGTCAGGAGATTACGTTACCTACAGACCCTATTGAACATATAGATGGTGATGGTGAAATAGCTTTATGTATTTTATCAGCCATTAATGTAGGTACTATTAACAAAAGAGATGAATTAGAATCTTTATGTGATTTGGCAGTAAGAAGTTTAGATGAAATTATAGATCATCAACAATATCCAGTTAAGGCTGCTGAAATATCTACAAAGGCAAGAAGAAGTTTAGGCATAGGTTATATTGGCCTGGCTCATTATCTTGCTAAAAAAGGTTATAAGTATGACCAAAAATTAGCTTGGCGACAAGTTGATAAGTTAACAGAAGCATTTCAGTTTTATCTATTAAAGTCTAGTAATCAAGTTGCTAAAGAAAAAGGCAAATGTGAATACTTTGATAGAACAAAATATTCCGATGGTATCTTACCGATAGACACTTACAAAAAAGAAGTAGATGAGATTGTAAATCGAAAATTTACTTACGATTGGGAGTGGTTACGGAAAGAAATAAAAGAGTCAGGCCTCAGACATAGCACACTCTCGGCTCAAATGCCATCTGAATCCTCTAGTGTGGTTTCTAACGCTACAAATGGTGTTGAACCACCTAGAGATTATTTAAGTATTAAGAAATCTAAAAAAGGTCCTTTAAAACAAGTTGTGCCTGATTACAAAAGATTAAAAAATAATTACACTCTATTATGGGATATGAAAGGGAATGAAGGATATATAAATATCGTTAGTGTGATGCAAAAGTATTTTGACCAAGCCATATCTGGCAACTGGTCGTACAATCCTGAACACTTTGATGATGGACAAGTCCCTATTTCAGTAATGGCACAGGACTTATTGACAACATATAAATTAGGTTGGAAAACTTCTTACTATCAAAACACATATGATAGCAAGAGAGATGATGATGAACCAGCACATCCAGTAGGTTTCCACGACAATGTGCCTGAAGATAAACCTAAAGAAGAAATAGAGGACGAGGCTTGTGAGTCTTGTACAATTTAAATGTTCTTATGTGCTAATTTACCACACATAGAGGTTTATGTAAAAAAAGAGTTTCTTTACGACCACGAAAAAGGTCACGGTGAATTGGTTGAAGGTGTGTGGTGTACTGTAAAGTCAATTCAAGGTAGAGCATTATATTTTGAAACGTATCTACCTGAATACGGAGCTGTTTATGACAAATTGCCATTATCAGCTTTTGTATGGAAAAAAGATTATGAGGGCGACCTACAATTAGAAGAATTGGAATTGTGGGACTGTTTTAGTTATGATATTGCTGTTATTGAAAAAAGACTATTAAAAGGCCAAAGAGCAAAGTATTTTAGTCCAAATAGAAAATGGTATGAAGGAATATATTTGTTTACGATTGATAGTTGTAATCCTGACAGTAATAGATTAAATACTACTTTTAGTGAGGTGCCAACACAACACAAGTCGTTTAATATTTTAAAATTAAACAACGGGTATTTTGCTGCTCAACCTAATAATAGAACTTTAATTTTGGATAAATCATATACACCAAAACAATTAAAGTTTCCAGACTTTAAAGTATCATCTATAGAATATTCCGTAGAAGATAAAGAGAAGGCAACATTTGGAGACGAAACGGAGTTTTTTTACGGAGTAAAGGATGAAAAATAGTTTATTAATACATAAGCATTTGATAATTCGTGCTGAAGTTAACAATCCACCAAAAGATGTGGAAGTATTAACTGAGTGGATGAAAGAATTTATAAGTTTTATTAATATGAAAATTATGTTAGGACCATATGTTGCTTATTGTGATAAGCCTGGTAATAGAGGTATCACAGCAATATCTGTTATAGAAACAAGTCATATAGCGATGCACGTTTGGGACGAGCCTGTACCAGCTATGATGCAATTAGATGTTTATAGTTGTGCTGAGTTTGACCCATATAAGATTGCTGATAAATTAAAACAAGATTTTGATGTTGTTAAATTAGATTATAAATTTTTAAATAGAGAAACAGGATTAAAACCTATAAGAACTAAAAAAGAAAATATGTTTAGTGCCTCATACGAAAATATGAATTTAATAAAACCAGGAGAAATAATTAATGGCTAAAAGTGTGTTTAACAAAGATAAGAATTTGGATGCTACAAAACAGATGATGTTTTTTGGTCCAGATTTATCGGTACAAAGATATGACAATATGAAGTACCCAATCTTTGATAAACTAAATCAACAACAACTTGGTTATTTTTGGAGACCTGAAGAAGTATCTTTACAAAAAGATAGAAATGATTACTTAGAATTAAGAGATGAACAAAAGTTTATCTTTACATCTAATTTAAAGTATCAGACTATGTTAGATAGTGTACAAGGTAGAGGTCCGTGTTTGGCATTTTTACCATTCTGTAGTTTACCAGAACTTGAAGGTTGTATTGTAACTTGGGATTTCATAGAAACAATCCATAGTAGAAGTTATACATATATAATTAAAAACTTATATCCTAATCCAAGTGATGTGTTTGACACAATTATACAAGATGAGAAGATTGAAAAGAGAGCGGCTAGTGTTACAAAAACTTATGATGATTTAATTAAAATGGGTTACCAATGGACACTAACACCAGACAAAGTCGATATGTATGAACTTAAAAAAAAATTATATCTAGCTATGGTCTCAGTAAACATATTAGAGGGTTTAAGATTTTATGTATCGTTTGCTTGTTCATTTGCTTTTGGTGAATTAAAGAAACTAGAGGGTTCAGCAAAGATTATATCATTTATCGCTAGAGATGAAAGCCAGCATTTGGCTATGTCACAAAGAATTATTAATAACTGGAGAGATTATGAAAACGACAAAGAGATGTTAAAGGTAATGAAAGATTGTGAAAAAGAAGTTTATAAAATGTATGATGAGGCAGTACAAGAGGAGAAAAGGTGGGCAACATACCTGTTCTCTAAAGGTTCTATGATAGGACTATCTGAAAAATTACTTCATCAATTTGTCGAATATATGGCAAATAGAAGAATGAAAGCTATACAATTAACTCCTGCTTATGACCAAAGAACAAATCCATTACCTTGGGTAGATCATTGGTTAAATAGTAGATCAACACAGAATGCTCCACAAGAAACAGAAATCGAAAGTTATGTTATCGGTGGAATTAAACAAGACGTAAAGAAGGATCAATTTAAATCTTTTAAACTATAATGGCACTAGAAAAATCAAAAAAGCTCTGTCCTCAATGTGAAACTAAATATACTATAGAATGGGATATAGAAATGCAAGACTTAGAACCATTGACTTGCCCATTTTGTGGTTACGAAGTTGACTTTGAGGATTATGATGAAAACGAAACAAAATACGAACAAGCTGAAGACGATAGTTGGGATTGATTATAGTTTAAATAGTCCTGCCGTTTGTGTATCAAATGGTAGTAAAAAATTTAGCGATTGTTACTTTTATTATTTGACAAGTAAGAAAAAGTATATTGGCAAAATGTTAGAAAATGTTATTGGTTATGAACATAAGGAATATAATGGACCTATTGAACGATTTAAAAACTTATCTGATTGGGTATTACATATACTCGAAACACTCCATAAAAAACAAAAAGACAAAATCATATTCATTGAGGGATATTCATATGGTTCAAAAGGCCAAGCAATATTTCAAATTGCTGAAAACGGTGGTATTCTTAAATACAGATTACAGAAAAAATATAACTGTAAGACAATTGTACCTAGTGTTATAAAAAAGTTTGCCACAGGCAAAGGTAATGCTGATAAAGAAATGATGTACGATTTCTTTAAAAGAGAAAGTGGCGAAGACTTAATGAAAGTTTTTGATGTACAAAAATTAAATAACCCTATAACTGATATTATAGATAGTTATTATATAATGAAGGCAGGATATGAAGATTGCATTAGTAACAACATTTAACGAAAAGTTATACAGATATTATGCTCATAGATTTATGAGCACCTATAATTGGCCATTTGATTGTTATATCTACCACGAGGGTTGGATTCCAGAGATAGACCCTATGAGAGATAATATTAAATATAGAGATATATTTGAAACAAATCCAGAATTAAACTCATTTATTCATAGAAATTTATCCAGAAATGTAGGTAGTGTTGACCATAATGATCCTAGTAAAATTGTTGAAGGCGCTAATTATAAATTGGACGCCATTAGATTTTCTTATAAAGTATTTGCTAAAACACATTTAATGCTTGATTGTGATTATGATTATGTGTTTTGGGTTGACGCTGATACGGTATTTAAAAAAAGAATTACCGAACAAGAAGTTATTAATAAATTTCTACCACAAGATTATTGTATATCTTTTATAGATAGACCTAGTTATTATAGTGAGTGTGGTTTTGTAGGTTATAATCTAACAAAGCCAGCAACAAAAAGGTTTATATATAATCTAAGAGAACATTATACCAAAGACTTATTGTTCCAAGAAAGAGAATGGCACGATAGTTATGTTTGGGATTGTGTTAGAAAAAAATGGTTAGTAGGTGAACCACAATTTAATTTGGCACCAGTTGTCAATAAAGTAGGTAATCCTTGGCCAGATACTCCAATGAGTGAGTATGCTGACCATCTAAAAGGTAAAAAAAGAAAAGATACAGGAGTGATGTTAAAATGAAGGCAGGAAAAATTTGGGGAAAAACAGAATTAATACACGCTAATGGCGTATTAGAATTTCATAGAATAGAATATAAAAAGAATGTTGCTTGTTCAAAACATAGACACAAATATAAGTGGAATGGTTTTTTTGTAGAATCAGGTAAGATGATGGTTAGAGTATGGCAAGAAGGCAAACAAGAAGGCCTTATTGATGAAACAATATTAAACGCAGGTGACTTTACAAGAGTTAAGCCTGGTTTGTTCCACGAGTTTATAGGTTTGGAAGATGGTGTGGCATTTGAGTTATATTGGGCAGAATTTGACCACAATGACATTGAAAGAGAAAGTCAAGGTCACCACGTCAATAAAGAAATCACAACTGAAACAAATACAGCACACATAACAGAATCATTTTTAGTAGAAGGAATATAATATGATTAGAATTTTTATAGGTTATGATGACAAAGAAAAGGTGGCCTTTAGTACATTATCACATAGTTTACTAAAACACTCTACACAACCTATATCAATTACTCCTATTAGATTAGATAATATTAAAGACATATTTGTTAGAGAGAGATTGCCAATTCAATCTACAGACTTTGCCTTTAGTAGATTTTTAGTACCTTACCTATGTAATTATTCTGGTCACGCAATCTTTATGGATTGTGATATGTTAGCTCGTGCTGATATATCTTTATTATGGCGACAAAGAACTACTAAGTATGCCGTTCAATGTGTACAACACGATTATACACCTAATAGTACAATTAAATTTTTAAATCAACCACAAACAGTTTATCCTAAAAAGAACTGGTCAAGTATGATGATTTTCAATTGTGCTAAATGTACAGCATTAACTCCTGATTATGTAAATAGTGCTACAGGTTTAGAACTACACCAATTCAAATGGTTAGAAAGTGAAGACTTAATAGGCAACATAGATGTAGAATGGAATCATTTAGTTGGTGAATATCAATATAACACACACGCTAAATTGGTACATTTTACGGAAGGTGGTCCTTATTTTAAACAATACAAAGATAGTCATTATGCTGAAGAATGGTTTGAAATGTATAAAGACAGTACAGAAATTGATATGTAATGAATACGATAGATGTCTATAGTAAGACAACCACTAAAACAGGTTATAAAAATGATTTAATGTTGGCCTTTCATAGAGGTGTCAATAGAGTGGGTGACAATAGGTGGAGATCAAATCTCATAGATGGTTACGAGATGTCTAATGGTACACACGCTTTCTGTTTTAATTATCAAAGAGATGTTCCTAGGTCCAGACCAGGTTTAGATTTAAGAAAAAAGATCATACAAACATACGAACCTACAGGTAAGATATTTTATTTTGATAGTAATGTACTTGTTTCCTTTGAAAAAGATAAACATAATCCTATAACTTCTTATGTAAGAATTGCTTATGGTAATGTATATCCAGATAAAGCAAAATATTTTAATGACAATCCAAAACCAGATAGATGGAATGTTATGAAAAAAAATCTTAATATTGAATTAAATGACTATGAAAAGTCAGGCGATCAAATTTATATTTGTTGTAATAGAGGTAGTGGTGGTTATTCTGCTTTTGGTAAAAACGCTGCTGAATGGGCTATAGATACATATAGCATATTAAGACAATATACAAAGAGGCCTATTGTGATTAGATTACATAGTGGTCAAGGTTATCCTACTTATGAGGATGACGTGAAAAGATTATATGCTTTTAAAAACACACAAAAAGATTTACAAATACATAGTCCAAACAACAATTACCCTAACTTATTAAAAGAAATTAAAAAAAGTTATGCTGTTGTAGTATATACTTCTTCATCTGGAGCGCCTGCTATAATAGAGGGTAAACCTTTATTTGTTTTTCATCAATCTAGTTACCTTTATCCTATGAATGCTGGCCATTTAAGTCAAATAGAAAACCCTAATTTAAATTTAAATAGAGAAAAGTTTTTATGGGGGTTGGGTGAAAGTCATTGGACATTAAAAGATATTGAAAACGGTATCTATTTTAGAAAATTCTTGGAGAATAATAATGATTGATAATCCACATTCAAAATATCCTACAAGTACAAAATATATGCAAAGAACAAATAACAAAACTGTATGGCGTTGTGTAGATTGGGGTAGTGATAAAGCTGAAGAAAGATTTAAAAATGGTAAAAATAGACACGACCCTTACATAGTAAATATGGCATTGGGTACAAATGGTGTTTATATGAATGATGATAATTTAGATTTAGAAAATGATAATAGACCTTGCGTGTTTAGAGGATTGGGTAAATCACCTCATATACATAAGTGTATTGAAAAAGAAATACCTTTTATGTACATTGACACAGGTTATTTTGGTAACGGTGTAAGAAAGAAATGGCATAGAATTGCTTATAATAATTTACAAACATTAAACCATAGGTCATATGAAGAAACAAGAAGATTATTACTAGATGGATTAGGAAATAAAAACTTTAAAGATATTGTACAAAATAAATTTAAACAAATTATGAATTGTGAATGGGAAGATTTACAGGTAGAAAAAGTACAAAGAGGACCTAAAATATTAATTGTGCCACCTAGTCAAAAAGTATTTAATCATTTTGGTGGTGACGCTGAAGATTATACAAATAAACTTGTTGAAAAGATTAAAACACTAACTGATAAAGAAATAGAAATAAGACACAAAGCAGGAAGATCAGAAAGATTAGGTTTTACAGTACAAGATCAATTAAGAACTGGTGAATATCATTGTATAGTTACATTTAATAGTATAGCTTCAATTGAATCAGTATTAGTAGGAATGCCTGCTATTGTATTAGGGCCAAATGCTGGTGAATGTTTATCAGAAACTAAATTAGAAAATATAGAAAATCCATATTATCCTGATTTAAGAAAAATTAGAGAACATATTTTTTATTTAAGTTGTTGTCAATTTACAAGTGAAGAAATGCAAAGTATTGTAACTAAAAGAACAATAGAAATATTACAAGGCGATCAAAAACCAAATATCTTTAAACTATGATAAAATTTTATGTACCAAAAGGTGTAACTCGTAGAGCTTCTGTCAGATTTAGGGCAACTGTGCCTTTAAAAGGTATGAGAGAAGAAGATGGTTTTATAACTAAAGTATCAGACGCTAAACCTGGTGAATTAATTATATTGGCAAAAAATATTCATAAAGAGGATATTGATTTTTTGGTAAAAAATGAAATAAAATTTATATTTGATATTTGTGATGATAAGTGGAATAAAGACCCACAATTATATAATTATGCTTGTAGAAATGCCAATCTGGTTACAACAACGTGTGAACTATTACAAACAAAGATAAAAGAATACACAGGTAAGACTGCTCATATAATACCTGACCCTACAGAAAGAGAACAAGAAGAACCAAAGTTTGAACCTAAAGAACATATAAAGTTTGCCTGGTTTGGAGGTCGTAAAAGTTTTTCATTATTTAATTGGGATAGTGTAGTAAATGATATAAGAAAAGTAACTAATAATTTTTCAATACACGCTATAACAAATAAACCAGATAGAGCTTCTAAAAGATTAGCACATTTATTAGAAAAGAAAATTATGAATATGTATCATTGGGACTTTGATAAACAAGGCCAGATTGTAAAAGATTGTGATATTGTTTTAATACCATTACCACAAGATATGCCATTAGTACAAGTCAAAAGTCCAAATAGAGTTATAGATGGTATACAACAAGGTAAATTTGTAATTGCTAATGATGGTGTTGAAAGTTATAGAGTTTTAAAAGATTATATTCATTTAGGTAATATAACAGATGGTTTAAAATGGGCGCTAAATAATAAAGACCAAGTAATTGAAAAGATTAAACGAGGACAAGATTATGTTTACAATAACCATTCGCCTGAAATAATTGGTCAAAGGTGGATTGAAACGGAGAAATTAGTATGAAAAGAGTATTATTAACAGGCGGTGCTGGATTTATTGCCCACCACACAATTAGACATTTATTACAAAACACAGATTGGGAAATCGTATCGTTAGATAGATTAGATTATTCTGGCAATTTAAACAGAATATCAGATATGATGAATGAGTTTGATAAAGAAACTCAAAAAAGAGTTAGAATAGTTTACCACGATTTGAGAGCTGAAGTTAATGAAATGTTGACGGCTGATCTAGGACAATTTGATTATATTATTCATATGGCCGCTTCGTCACACGTAGATAGATCAATAGAAGACCCTATGTGTTTTGTGATGGACAATGTAGTAGCCACTTGTAACATATTGAACTTTGGCCGTAAACAAAAGAATTTAGAAAGATTTATCTACTTCTCTACTGATGAGGTATTTGGTCCAGCACCTAAGGGTGTTAATTACAAAGAAAGAGATAGATACAATTCTACAAATCCATATTCTGCTACAAAGGCAGGTGGAGAAGAATTGGCTGTTGCTTTTGAAAATAGTTATAATATGCCAATCTATATCACCCATACAATGAATGTATTTGGTGAAAGACAGCATCCTGAGAAATTTATACCAATGACTATTAGAAAAGCAAGAGATGGTGAGTCCGTAACAATACATAGTGACGAAACTAAAACTATTCCAGGTAGCAGACATTATATACACGCTAAAGATGTGGCAGATGGTTGTTTATTCTTATTACAAAACCAAGATAAGATTGATAAACTATCAAAAGATTATGGTGGTGCTAAATGTCCTAAGTTTAATTTAGTTGGACCTGTTGAGTGGAATAATTTAGAATTAGCACAAAGAATTGCTCAAGCCCAAAATAAAGAACTAAAATATGAAATGGTAGATTTTCATAGTAGCCGACCTGGCCACGATTTGAGATATGCTTTAGATGGTGGTTTAATGAAAGAGTTAGGTTGGGTACCAAAAGTATCTATTGAAGAAAGAATAAAACAAGTCGTACAATGGACATTAGATAATGATAGGTGGTTAAAAGTATAATGAAAACTTTTAGAGAAATATTTGATGAACATAACGGTTATTCTATATTAAAGTGGTCAAATTATCCAGAAATATACGATAAACACTTTGCCCCTTATAGAGATAAACCTATTAATATTTTAGAGATAGGTGTTTTTAAGGGTGGTTCTTTACAAGTTTGGGAAAAGTATTTTCCTAAAGCAAAAATATATGGTATAGACATTGATCCAGAATGTAAACAATACGAGTCAGATAGAACTAAAATATTCATAGGAGATCAAGCTGATAAAATGTTTTTAAGAAATATTAAGGCACAAATACCACAAATTAATATAGTTATAGATGATGGTGGCCATAGAGCTGAACAACAAATCAATACTTTTGAAGAAATGTATTATCACTTAAAAGCACCAGGAGTTTATTTAATAGAAGATATAGAATTAAATTATAGACAAGATAAAAAACCTGGTAATTTTATGGACTATATGAAAAATAAAATAGATGAATTAAATGTCAGAAAGTCAATGCCAGGCAAACAAGCGTTAAGTCACAATTGGAAAGATTTAGAGGTAAGATTTACCAGTTTAACTAATAGTATTACTTTTTATGATAACGTAGTTGTATTAGAAAAAGATAATATGAAAGCACCTAAGGAGATTAGAAAATGAAAATATTACAAGATTGGTATTTACCAGATACAGATACAGATTTTGAGAGATGGTTGTTAAATGGTACTTACCAAAAACATCAAAGAGATACAATTTTAGAATTTGTTAAATCAAATAAAGGCACTTTGAGAAATGCCATTGATGTTGGAGCTCACGTAGGTTTTTGGTTAAAAGATATGTGTAATGAATTTAAACACGTTTATGCTTTCGAACCAATAGATGAAGTTAGAGAATGTTTATTTAAAAATATAAAAGCAAAAAATTATACTTGTTTCACAAGTGGTTTAGGTAATGAAATGGCAATTAAAAAAGTCAACTATAATCCTGAGGCTACAGGTAATACCTATGTTAGTGAAAATGGTAATAAAGAAATAAGTATAAAAAAATTAGACACATTTTACTTACCTGATATTGATTATATAAAAATAGATGCTGAAGGATATGAAATTGAAGTTTTAAAAGGTGGTACAAAATTAATAGAAATGTATAAACCATTTATACACGTTGAAATAAAAGATAAAATCTTAGTCAAACAAGGCCTGACCAATGAAGATGTATCTGATTATTTAGAATCTATAAACTATAAACGGCTATTAAAAGTATCTAGTGAACACGTTTATGGCCCGAAATGAATACACAATAAAAGAACTTAAAGGTTTCTCAGGCAGTAAAATTTATCTTATGAAAAATGATAATGGTTTATTCATAAGAAAGATGGACAATACTGACAGAAATTATATTAAGTTAAACGAATTAACAAAAGACTTTAATGTTCCTAGAATATACTCTTTTGATAATAATGTATTAGATATGGAATACATACACGGCTTAGATATGAAGTCGTATTTGTCCGTTAGAGATACCAAAAGACTTACAGATTTTTTAATTCATATACTATCATTCTTTAGTCAAAATTCACAGATGACTGATTATACAGAAACCTATGTTGATAGATTAAAGTATATAAAATTATCAAGTGATATTGTATTTACTAAAGAACAACTATTAGAGAAACTACCCAAAAGACTTCCAAGATCAAAATACTTTGGTGATTTAACATTAGAGAATATAATCTATGGTGAAGATGGCCAATTTTATTTGATTGATGGAATGACAAGTGAATATGACTCATATATATTTGATATAGCTAAGTTAAGACAAGATTTAGAATGTAAATGGTTTTTAAGAAACACCAAGTTGTATTTGGATGCTAAAGTAGAAAACATACAGGATAAATTATTAGAGAAGTTTGAACTGGCTAATAATAACTATCTATTAATTCTTATGTTATTAAGAGTATATAGATATGCTACAAGTGGTAGTTTAGAGGAACAATTTTTAATAAAGGAAATGAATAGACTATGGAAATAATATTACCAGCCGCTGGATTATCTACAAGATTTCCTAATATGAGGCCAAAGTATACCTTAACTGATTACAAAGGCCAAATGATGTTTGAGAGGGCAATACAATACTATGTTGGCAAATACAATGTTACAATTGGAATATTAAGAGAACACGAAAACAAATATAATATATCAAAATACATTAAAGATACTTATGATAAGCTTGTCAACATAGTTGTATTAGAAGAAAGAACAACAGGTCCTGCTCATACTGTTTATGAGATACTAAAACAGGCCAATATATCAGACGATAAAGAATTTTTTATTAAAGATTGTGATAGTTTTTTCGACCATATACCAACCGAAGGTAATTATGTTTGTGTATCAAGTATTACTGAACACGAAGTATTGAAAAGATTATCTAGTAAATCTTTTATTATATCAAACGATCAAGGTATTATCAACAATATAATAGAAAAAAAAGTTGTATCAGATAAGTTTTGTGTTGGTGGGTATAAGTTTGATAAAGTAGGTTTATATAAACAAACGTTTGAAAAACTTAAAGGTAAAAATGTAAAAGAAATATTTGTATCTCATATTATACAAGATTGTTTACATAACAATCATATCTTTACAGAAAAACAAATAACAAATTACATTGACGTGGGAACAGCCGAAGATTGGTTTGAGTATAATGATAGACCAGTTATATTTTGTGATATAGATGGCACACTTGTTAAGGCACAGGCAAAAGGAACTTATGATGAACAACCAGAGGCCTTGGAAGAAAACGTTAAAGTAATGTTAAAGTACCAAAACAATGGTTCTCAAATAATATTTACTACTGCCAGACCTAAAAAATATGATATTAGAACAAGAGAGATACTAGATAGTTTAGGATTTAAAGACTATGAACTTGTAAGTGGCTTACAAAATGTAAAAAGAATATTGATAAATGATTACAATGAAGCTAATCCACATCCACGAGCTATAGCAATTAATCTTAAAAGAGATACAGACAACTTAAAAGATTTTTTATGATAGATATTGTTTACACAGGTGATATTAGAAGTACACCAGAGGTGTCAAAACAAAATCATCAAATGCTTTTTGATGAAATATCTAAAGTATCAAAATATCAAATACACGATTTTACATCACCGAAAGGTGAAAGAAACTTTACACCTTGTCCATTTGATAGAGGCGGTAAAGATGAATACTGGATTAAAGATAAGTTAAGACGAGGCCAAGGTGGTGGTGTACAAGTATGGCAGTTTATGAACGCTGTTAAACTTACTAAAAACCCATATGTTATTAGAATGAGAACTGATAATTGGTTTACAAAAAAATCAATACAAGTTATTTTAAAAGAATTAAAAGCTATTATGAATAATGAATATGAGATAGGATTTTTTGGTTCAAATTGGTTAGAGGGTGCCATAGGTGAAGAACACGAAAAAATATTATTAACTAAAAAAGGTGAATTAGAAGTACCAATAAGAACTGAAGACTTTTTAATCATCTCAAAAAGAGATGGTCTAAAAGATTTTGATGAAACAATTAATGGTTTAATTGCTATAAAAGGTGCTAATGGTATACGAAGTGGTAATAAATGTTTTAGATTTATAATACCACAAAAAAGTGAAGCTTACAAACACTTATGTCAAATATATTTAATGAGAAACACATATAATAAAGGTTACCCTACAGACAAACAGGTATGTTATGATTATTTAATGTCATATTGTAAAAGTGAACACGAGGCTGGTAAAATGGAACCCTCGTTAGAATGGTGGAGAAACAAAGAATGGAAATAACATTTGTATATACTGGTGAAAGAAGATTTGAAAATATAGGTAAAAAAAATAATCATTTACATTTATATCAAGCATTATCAGAATTTACATC